AACAATTCCAAGATTGGAAACAATTGTGGTCTCAAAATACCACCTCAAGTAAGTTCAGTCAATTGTATCCAAAATGTCTTAATTGGATAGAGCAAAGTGGGTTGTATACACAAGATGGGATGGAGTATACTCAATACAATATGTTCACTACCACATCTCGACCATCAAACACCTTTGGTGGTATTAACTATGCAGCACTACCAAAAGATGGTGACGTTCGTAAGAGGTTCATATCACGATTTGAGGGTGGTAAGTTGTATCAGTTAGATTTCGATGGATACCACATTCGTTTGATTGCTAAATTGATAGGTGTAGACATACCATTAGACATCAAAGCACATAAGTGGTTAGCCGACCAATATGGAGCAGACCTCAAAGATGCAAAAGCAATCACATTTAGACAATTGTATGGGGGTGTCCAAGATGACTACAAACACATTCCGTTCTTTAGTAAGACTTCTGAGTATATAGAGTCACTTTGGAATGAGTTTTTACGTAATCGACTCACATTTACCCCAATTATGAGCCGGAAAATAGAAATAATCGACTCACTCAATAAAAACAAGTTATTTAACTACATTTTACAAGCCGTTGAGACTGAACGAAACATACTTATACTTGACAAATTGTCTAATATGAGACAAGATAGAAAGTCTTTACCAATTTTATATACGTATGACTCGATTTTGTTCGATGTTGACCCAAGTGATGGTGATGAATATATTTTGGAAATAAAGAAGGTTATGGAGTCCGATGGGTTTCCAACTGATGTAGAAATAGGAGATAATTACAAAGATATGGTTAAGACCAATCTTTAGATATTTATGTTTATGAAGAAACTTATCAATTACATAGCAAAAAGGGTGTGGAACGAAGTAGGTGTAACTCTAAACGAGGGTATCGCCAACGAAGAGTCATTGAAAGCTACTTACAAGGTAGTTTCAGAAATCATAGGTGACGAGTTTGCCGAAGAGTTAATCAAGAATTTATTGGAAGCCGAAGAAGAAGACAAAAAAGTCGATTCCAAGAAAGATGATAGTTCAGAGGAGCCAGTTGAGGATGAACCAGACTTCGATTCAGATGACCAAAAGAGTATGATGACTCAAGCTGAGAGAGATGCTCTTAGTGAGTCATCAAAAGAAGGGGTATTAATAAGTTTGGGTCAGATTCTAAGTGAGGCTTCAATATATGATAACAAATATGCAGTTGGTGATAAATTTCTACCACTTAAAAATACCGCAAATTTGTTCAAAATGGGATTACCCCCATCTACGAGAATACCAAAGGGTCCATTTACAAAAATATCACCAACTGATGATGGTATAGAGGTAAAAATTAATAATGGTAAAACCGTGTATGTATCCGCAGAGGACACTGGTAAAAATTACATTATTACAGCAAGTGAGAAAAACATACAATCATTATTTGGTAAAATGAAAAAAGGTGCATCTGCTACCGATATAAATTTTGATACAGACACAATGGAAACTGCCCAATGTATGGGAACGTATGTAAATGGGTTCAGTATACTTAAACAATTAAATGCAGCTACCGAGGAAACTTTACCAAAAGTTACTAATGATGTAAAACAAAAATTTATAAAAGCATTAGGAATGAGTGGTGATTATGGAAAACCAAATGAAATTTTATCTAAGTTAGATACAATGCCATTAGGCGATTACTTCTTAATAGCACAACTAATGGCAGGTATGACCAAGTTTACGGATGATTTGAATTTCAAGGGTGCATACATAACTCATAAAAATATAAAAGCATACTATAAAGCTACTGAACGTTCTGAATTAGTAGATGGTGTAAAAGATAATACGGCTGATTGTGTTATATCTAATGTCCCATCATCTGAACTTGTATCTAAGTTGGGTGAGGGTTTGCCCGTTGAATACGATAATACAGGTGTTTGTACAATAATTGGAACGAACATTAAGTTTGTACAAGTATCACTTAAAAAAGCAGAAGGTGGAGCTCAATTAGGTAAAATATATGGATTCTTAAAAGATAAATACAATCTATTAGATGCATCTGATGTTAAAAAGTTAGCATTAGAATCAGTACAACTGGATGAAGGTATTCGTGATTTTTTAAACAAGGGTGCCAATTTTATAAAAAGTGTAGGTTCTAAATTTTTAGAAAAAATATCACAATTAGGAAAGTTCTTATCTGGATTCTTAAAAAAGATGGAAAAGGGATTTAGAAAATCCCCTAAATCTGCAATTAATAAGTTAGAAAAGGAATTATTCAAAGCAGGATTACATGAGGGTGTATTGAATGAAGCTAAAAAGCCAAAAATATGGGATTCGTTTCAAGAAATCGGTAGTAATCAAAAAGTATTAGATAAATTAATAAGTAATGTTGATAATGAGATGCAATCCTTAGTAAAGGCATCCATGTCAAATGAGGCATTCTTTTTCAAAGGATATCAAAAACTAAAACTAAAAGCTCCTGTAAATAAAGATACCGTTGCTAAATTATTAACAAACTTCCAATCTGCTATTGTACTAAAAAGTATATTAGGTGATTTAAGTGGTGATGCTAAGGCTTTATATTCTCAAATGATTGAGTTAGAAAAAGAAATGATATATGGTAAAACAACATTACCTTTATATAAAGTATTTGGTGTAGATAAAGATGGTAAGGGAACTACATATAAACAATTTCCTGGTTCTGAAAAGTTTATACAAGACAAACTATCAAAAGATTTATCAGATACAGTTGTATTTTATTTAAGAGCAAATGCACAAGACAATATGTATTTTACATTAAGTGGATATGGGTTAACTGGTATCAATGAAACTACTGGTGATTTAAAATACTCTCAATTTAGAATGGGAACTAATTCAACAGGTAGGTATAGTTACAATTTTGAAGGTACAAAAGAATTACCATTAGGTAAAGTTAAATCGGCACTAAAGATATAATCGGAGACAATGAGTGAGAACACAATTGTTATGTACTTTTACCAATGAAGGTGAATTTGAAAATATAGTAGATACAATATTAAATACCTTTGATTTATTCAGTCGTAAGGTGTTTGTATTGAAATTAGACCCATCACAAGAATTGGTGGTAAGTTACAATATAATACCTAACTCAGTAAAATTCTTACCATCTACCATTATGGTACATCGTAAGAAAGAGTCAAATACAATGTATACTATTAACGCTTTGAATAGATTGATTACTGTCGAGAATGGTGGGGTTTTAGATAAGTCATATCAAGTAGATTGGCAGAGACATAGAAATTCAGTAATCCTAACCGATGGTGATAGTTATAAGATAATGAGAACAAGTTTGTTTAGAATAATAGATGTTAATTAACTTTAACAACATATTTATATACACGTAGTTTGACTACAAAATAAAAAATAAAAAAATATTTAAGAATACATTTGGTTTTGTCACCCAAATGTTGTATATTAGTGACATAGTTAACAATTAATAATTAAAAAGAGTAGTATTATGGCTATTGATTTAAATGCAATCCGCAATCGTTTGAACACGCTTCAAACAAAAGTAACAAAGACTGATAATCTTTGGAAACCACAACCAGGTAAACAACAAATCCGTATTTTACCTTACACCCACAACACTTCAAATCCGTTCATCGAGCTGTATTTCCATTTTGGATTCGGTGGTAAGAACATCATCTCTCCAAGTTCATTTGGTGAGGCTGACCCTTTATTGGAATTTGCTGAGAAGTTGAAAGCAACTGGAAATCGTGATGATTACCAATTGTCTCGTAAATTGACCCCTAAGATGAGAACATACGTACCAGTATTGGTTCGTGGTGAAGAGTCTGAAGGTGTTAAGTTTTGGGGATTTGGTAAAAACGTTTACCAAGAACTATTAGGGTTCTTCGCAGATCCAGATTATGGTGATTTGACTGACCCAGTAAATGGTCGTGATGTAACAGTAGAATTCAAAACTGCTGCTGAACTTGGTAAGTCTTATCCTGAAACTTACATTCGTGTTAAACCAAACACAACTCCAATCTCTGAGGATTCAAACATTGTTGAAACTTCAAAAGACCAGATTGAACTTCCAGGTATGTTCAAAAAAGTAACATATGAAGAAATGGAAGGTATGTTGAAAGAATGGTTAGAAACTGGTGAAGTATCAGACCAAAAAGAGCAACCAATCGCAGAGACATCTCAACCAACAACTTCGACTGCTCCTGCATCTAACGTAAAAGATGCATTCGATGATTTATTTAACGACTAATTAGTATGGCTAAGAAGAAGGCAAGTTCACGTGATGAACTATCTTCTATCCTCGCTACCAACCTAAACAAGAAGTTTAAGTCTGCCAATAAGGTGGCTTTCTTCTTGGATGGGGAGGAGACGACTCCGACCGACTTGGATGAGTGGGTATCGACTGGGTCTCCTATGTTGGATTTAGCAATCTCAAACCGACCAAATGGTGGATTACCAGTAGGTCGTATTACTGAGATTACAGGATTAGAAGGTAGTGGTAAATCACTATTGGCAGCTCACTCAATCGCAGACACTCAAAAGAAGGGTGGTCTTGGAGTCTATATTGACACCGAGAACGCAATGAATCAAGAGTTCTTAGAAGCAATTGGTGTTGATGTCAAAAAGATGTTATATGTTCCATTGGAAACTGTGGAAGACATCTTTGAAGCAATCGATTCAATCATTGAATCAGTTCGTTCTTCTGATAAGAAGAAATTGGTTACAATCGTAGTTGACTCCGTTGCAGGTGCATCTACTAAAGTTGAGATATCAGCTGATTATGACCAAGCCGGTTACGCAACTCAAAAAGCCATCATTATCTCGAAGGCAATGAGAAAGGTAACTAATCTTATTGGACGAGAACGAATCTCACTAATCTTCACCAATCAATTGAGAACACGTTTAGGTGTATCATTTGGTGACCCTTGGACAACGAGTGGTGGTAAGGCAATTGCTTTCCACTCATCGTGTAGATTGAGACTGAAACAAATGGGCCAGTTAAAATCTAAAGTAGGTGGTGTAGACCAAGTGGTCGGTATCAAGACTCGTGCTCAAGTAGTTAAGAATAGAATGGGGCCACCACTTCGTTCGGTAGATTACGATATTTACTTTGATAGAGGTATCGATAATTATGGTTCTTGGTTACAAATGATGAAGAGTTATAAACTGATTGACCAAAGTGGTGCTTGGTACACTTATGTAGATAAAGAGACTGGTGAGGAGGTTAAATTCCAAGCTAAGAATTTCGAAGACCTCTTACAAGAGAGACCTGAAATGAAAGAGTCAATTTATTCTCAAATTTGTGATGCATATATTATGTCTTACAAAAAATCAAGTGAAGAAGCAAACATAGATAACATAGAATTAGAAGATTTCGATGCATAGTAGATACGCAGAACTCCTCAATGAGGTGAATAAAGAACATAATGAAGTGAAAGACGAAAGTCTAAATGATAACGTTCTAATCATAGATGGATTAAATCAATTTATCAGAGTATTTGGGGCAGTCCCTGCGTTGAACGATGATGGTGAACATTGTGGTGGTGTGACAGGATTTCTCTTGTCCACCGCTGCAACCATCAGAAGATTGAAACCTACACGTGTTGTTATCGTGTTTGATGGTAAAGGTGGGTCTAATCGTAGAAAGTCAATGTATAAGGGTTATAAGGAAGGCCGTACCGGTCTGACTAAAATCAATAGATTGGCCGGTTACGAGGATTTGGAGGACCAATCGGAATCAATGAGAAAGCAATTTGCTCGACTCATTGAGTACCTTCAAATCCTACCCATCTCTCTTACCTATATTGATTATGTAGAAGCAGATGATATTATGGCATATCTTGCAAATCACTACTTTAAGAAAAACGTTACAATCATCTCATCAGACAAAGACTTTTTACAATTGGTAAACCACCGAATTAAGGTATGGGCCCCTACTAAGAAGAAA